AGACCCCAATTATATGAGAGAAATGTGGGGTACTGCTAAACTAATTACAGATTATGAGGCAACGCCACCAAAAAGAGTCATTCAAGAGGTTATGCACGACTTGGCACCTAAGCATGATCTTAAAAAACAAGTTGAACTTCATGAAAAAATCCGTAATGATGAAGATTACGATGATTGGAATTATGGTACAGAACCAGTTTATGGATCTCCCTGGTACTGAATATAAATAAAGCAAGAAAACTTTTTGACAAATGACGATTAAAGGGGTATCTAGGGGTTTTAAAGACATTAGTTTGTCTTTTGAACCCCACCCTGTGACAAAAGATTTGCCTATTTTAAAAAATGAAGCAGCGATTCGTCGTTCTGTGAGAAATCTGGTTGAAACTATACCCACTGAAAGATTTTTTAACTCAATCATCGGATCAAACGTCCGTTCAAGTTTATTTGATTTTGTTGATTTTGGTACTGCATCAGTTATTGAAGACCAAATTCGTGTTACCATTGAAAACTTTGAGCCAAGAGTTACAAATCTAAGGTTAGATGTTGATCCACAACCAGATGATAATACATTTGAGATTACTGTCATCTTTGAAATTATTGGTCAACAGTTTCCTGTACAAGAATTTTCATTTTTACTAGAGGCAACAAGATAAAATGCCTTTTACTAAATTTTCTAATCTCGATTTTGATCAGATTAAGACCTCTATCAAAGATTATCTCCGTGCAAACTCAACATTTACGGACTTTGACTTTGAAGGGTCTAATTTTTCTATCTTAATTGATACGCTCGCCTATAACACATATATTACAGCGTTTAACTCTAATATGGTTGTGAATGAATCTTTCTTAGATTCAGCAACTCTAAGAGAAAATGTTGTTTCACTAGCAAGAAATATTGGTTACGTACCACGCTCTAGATCGTCCTCTAGGGCAACTGTCAGTTTTAATGTTCCAACTACCAGTTCGTCTTCTACACTGACCTTAGACGCTGGTCTAGTGTGCGTTGGGACAGCAGATAATAGCGATTATATCTTTTCAATTCCAGAAAGTATCACAACAACGATTAATTCTGGAGTCGCATCGTTTAATAACATCAATATTCATCAAGGAACCTTTTTAAGAAAGACATTTGTTGTTGATGGATCATTGGATCAGAGATTTATTCTTGATAACTCTTTTATTGACTCTGCAACTATTGTTGTTTATGTTAAAGGCATAAGTGATACTGGACTTGGAAGAGAATATAAAAAAGTTGATAACATTTTGAATATTAATAAAACATCTGAAATTTATTTGATACAAGAGGTTCAGGATGAAAAGTATGAACTTTTATTTGGTGATGGATATTTTGGTAAAAAATTAGTTAATGGAACTGTTATTACCGTTACTTATATTGTAACTGAAGGTAAGGATGGTAACGGTGCTTCTAATTTTTCATTCTCTGGTAGATTTCTAGATGCTAATAATGTAATAGTCATTCCATCTGGATCGATTACAGTTACCACAGTCTCTACTGCAGCAAATGGGTCTGATATTGAAAGTGTAGACTCAATCAAGTATTTTGCTCCTCGTATTTACTCTTCACAATATCGAGCGGTAACTGCAAGAGATTATGAGGCAATTATTCAATCCGTTTATCCCAATACAGAATCTGTTTCTGTCGTTGGTGGTGAAGAATTGTCTCCGCCACAATTTGGTAATGTTCTTATTAGTATTAAACCTAGAAATGGAGACTTTATTTCTGACTTTGATAAACAGACTATTCTAAGTAAACTTAAGAACTATTCTTTAACAGGAATCAATCAAAAAATTATCGATCTTAAAGTTCTTTATGTTGAAATTGATAGTGCTGTCTATTACAATAATCCTCAAGTTACTAATGTCAATAATTTAAAGACGAACATAATTTCAACCTTAAACACATTTGCAACATCTAATATTAATAAATTTGGTGGTAGATTTAAGTATAGTAAACTTTGTCAAACAATTGATAATGTTGATAATGCAATTACCTCTAACATTACCAGAGTTGTCATTCGCAGAAATCTTAAAGCATTAATCAATACTCCTGCTCAATATGAGTTATGCTTTGGCAATGCTTTTTATTATAAACCAGAGGGATTTAACATTAAGAGCACAGGATTTACTCTACGTGATAGAGTTGGAACATTTTATTTTACAGATACTCCTCAAAGTCAAACAACAGGTATTATTTCTGTTGTTCGGGAAAAAAATGAACAAGGAAAATATGTTGTTGAAGTTGAATCAGCAGGAATAGTGGATTATAAAACAGGGGAAATTAAAATTAATACAATCGTTATAACTTCAACAACTGTTCAAAATAATGTTATTGAAATTCAAGCAATTCCAGAATCAAATGATGTAATTGGATTAAAAGATCTATATCTTAGTTTTTCTGTTGCCAAGAGCAAGATAAATATGGTTAAGGATACTATCACATCAGGCGAACAGATATCCGGAGTTGGATATAAGACCACTTCTAGCTACTTAAACGGAGAACTAAAGAGGATATAAGATGATACAGACTGGATTTGAAAGAAGGGTAAAAGTTCAGCAAATAATTGAAAATCAACTACCAGAATTCATACTTTCAGAAAGTCCCAAAGCAGTAGATTTTTTAAAGCAATATTATATCTCCCAAGGATATCAGAGTGGACCCTCTGATATTGCTGAAAATCTAGATCAATATTTAAAGTTGGATAATCTCACACCAGAAGTTATTACTGGTGAAACAACTCTTTATTCTGGTATTTCATCAACAACTGATACTGTTCAAGTTTATTCAACTAAAGGATTTCCAGAAGAGTACGGTCTTTTTCAAATTGATAGTGAGATTTTTACATACACTGGCATCACTACAAATACCTTTACAGGATGTATTCGTGGATTTAGTGGAATCACGACATATAAAAATGAACTAAATCCTGAAGAACTAATTTTTAAAGATACTGAGAAATCTTCTCATAACGCTAAGTCTAAAGTTAAAAACTTAAGTTCTCTGTTCCTTAAAGAATTTTACAGAAAGTTAAAGTATACTTTTACTCCTGGATTAGAAGATGTTAATTTTGTTTCTGATCTTGATGTTAATAACTTTGTAAAAGAAGCAAGAAGTTTTTATGAGGCAAAGGGAACCGAAGAATCATTTAAAATTCTTTTTAGAGTTCTTTATGGAGTTACTCCAAAAGTAATAGATCTTGAGAGATTTTTAATTAAACCATCATCTGCAAACTTTTTAAGAAGAGAGATTGTAATTGCCGAAGGAATTTCAGGAGATCCAAATAAGTTAGTTGGGCAGACAATTAAAAAATCTACGGATGAAACGACACAAGCATCTATTTCTGAAGTTGAAATATTCACAAGATCAGGAATCAGCACATACTTTAAGATTGGATTATTTGTTGGATTTGATGAAAAAGATTTGATTGAGGGTAGTTTTACCATTCAACCAAAGACTAGAGTTATCAATCCAGTCTCAGTGGGATCTTCAGTTATTACTGTAGACTCTACAATTGGATTTGGTGCAACAGGAACTTTAATTTCTGGTAATAATATTGTCACATACACAAATAAATCAGTTAATCAATTTCTTGGGTGCTCTGGTGTAACACAAACGATCAGCACTAAGTCTAATATTAGGACAAATGAAGTTTTCTTTGGGTATGAAAATGGAGATATAACCAAAAAAGTAGAAATTGCTATTACAGGAGTTTTATCTAAATTTGAACAAATTAATGATATTAAACTTGCTACAGAGGGGCAAAAAATATTTGTAAAAAATGTCGGTGAAAAAATTAAAAATCCTCAATCTAATAAAACATACAAAGAAATAATTGCTAACTCTTGGATTTATAATACTAGTTCAAGATTCGAAGTTAGCAGTGTTTCTGGATCTACCTTTACTCTTAGATCTGAAATTGATAAATCTAGTTTACAAGTTGGTGATACAGTTGATATTTTACTTGGAAGAACTGAAAATATTGCACACTCTAACGCAGTAGTATCTGCAATTAATTTGACAACTAGACAAATAAATTTAAATAATCTTATTGGATTCACTTATAACTCTTCATTAGATTATTCAATTAGAAGAAAATTAAAAACGGCTACAAGTTCTGGTGTACCATTGTTGTATGGTAATAATACTATCACGAGCAATATTCAAAATTTTTACAATGATAGAGATCAATTTGTATATGTTGCAAGTAATTCATTACCATCGTATGATATTAGTAAAAATTTAATTAAATCAACAATAACTTCTGCCTCGGGAAGTGCTTTACAAGGATTTGATGCCAATACCAATAAATTTTCAATACTATCATTCAATAGTAGCGTAGCGTTTATAACTGGTGATGAAGTTTATTACAGTGCCTCATCTACACCTCTTTCT